AATCTTGTAAAGAAGAAATTTAATTAAATTTATTTTTTTAATTAAATTAATTAAATTAATTTTGTACTCAAATATTAAAAACACAAAAAAATGGCAAGAAACATTAGTCCAGATTCGGTATCAAGCAAGGTATCAGAACTGCAAGTAGGAGAAAGTTTACTATTAGAAAACCCATATACCTCAGTAATGGTTATGGTTTCAAATCTTAAAAGAAAAGAACAGCACAAACAAAAAGTATTTAAGATTAAAGAAAACGAAAAACAAACCAATGTAACCAGATTAAAATAAGTAATATGCACATACAAACCATCAACTACACTAGAACATTTAATTTAGGAAACTATTCATCAGAAAAAATAGGTGTTGAATTTGCTTTAAATCCGGGAGAATCGGCTAATAAAGCTCTTGATAACGCAAGAGAATTGGTTGAAGAGTATCATAAAAAAAGCTTAAAACAAATTGAAGAAGCTGGTTTTTATTTTGAACAAGATGAACCAATTATTGAAAAGATTATACCAACTCAATCAAAAAAGACGTTAACAGAAAAAACAAAAGATTTTATTGATTCATGCAATACAATTGAAGATTTGAAAGCTTGGGAATTGATGAGTAAAAATAATCCAGAATTACAAGAGCATTATAATAAAAAACTAAACAACCTAAAATTATGAATTGGAACCAAACCTTAATTAGATCAAGTTCTGTTGGCTATTTAATGACCGAGCCTGTAACCAAAGCAGACAAAGAAGCTGGTGTGTTATCTAAAACTGCACAAAAACATTTGATTGAAGTTTATATAGCTGAAAAATATGGAAGGAAAAGAGATATACAAACAAAACAGATGAAGAAAGGTATTGAAGCTGAACAAGACTCAATTGACCTTCTATCTATGTATTTAAAAATTCCATTTAGTAAAAATGATAAAAGGTTTACCAATGATTTTATCACAGGGTTTCCTGATATTATTGACAATGATAGAATTATTGATATTAAATCTAGTTATGATCTTTGGACATTTTTAGGTAATATACCAGATAAGTTAGATAGCTTATATTATTGGCAAATGCAGTCGTATATGTGGCTTACAAATGCTAAAAGCGCTATGATTACTTATTGCCTTGTTAATACCCCATTTAGCATTATAGAACAAGAAAAGTATTATTTGTTAAAGAAAATGGACGTTGTTACAGAAGAAAATCCAGAGTATGTAAAAGAAGCAATGAAGATTGAGTTTAACATGACATTTGACGATATTAATATTAATGAAAGAGTTTTAGTTTTTAATGTTGACAGAAACGAAGATGATATTTTAAAGATTCAGCATAAAGTAGAAAAAGCAAGAGAATTTTTATCTGAAATTGAAAACAAGCACTTAAACTTTAATAAATGAATGGAGCGAATATTATAAATGCAATTCAAAATTTAAAAATGGCTCAAGAACAATTTGAAGATTTTTGCAGGCAATACCGTAATTCACAAGGAGAAAAAATATTTAAAAATTACAGCAATAAAATTGGTTGGATATTTAATGACATTATAACGCACCCTTGCCTTACAAACGAAGTTAGACTTGGAATTAAAAAAGAAATACAAAGTGATGTTTTTTCTGTCCCAGCCATTGTTGAAAAAGTGGCTTTATTAAATCCAGATCAAAGAGAAATAATAGAATTAACTATAGACGCAATGATAGGGGGAGAAGAAGTAAAAATTGTTGATATTAACGAAATAAATAAATAAATAAAAATGGCAAATAAAAAAACAGAAATTCCAAAAGAAATACAAGTTTACACAGAAGGATGTGATTTTTGTATGCAGTTTGATTATGATGAGCCACATGTAGTAGGCGCAAGTCCCGATGGCGATGGCGGCTTAGAAATCGTATTAAAAGCATATCAAGATGCTGGTATAACTTTCGTTTGCCCAAACACTGGAAAAAAATTAAGACTATTTGCAAGGCCATTGTCAGATAAAGGCAAACAAATTTTAGACTCACAATAACAACAAAGTCAATAACCATAAAAAATAACAACCATGAAAAAATTAATCACAACCACATTAATCATTGTTTTTTTAGTAAGTACCGCAATGTCACAAGTATTTGACGGAATTTCAATTTCTGGTGACTTTAATACTACACTACAAAAGTTTAAGTCTAAAGGTTATACAGTAGAAAATGTATTTCCAGAAGGAGCCATTTTAAATGGTAAAGTAGCTTCTACTAATATTGAATTATTTTTATTTAAAACTCCAAAAACAAAAAAAGTATTTAAAGCAAGTATTTACTTGCCTAAAAAAGATAACTGGGATGATCTTAAATCTCAATTTGATAGTTACCACAATTTATTACTTGAGAAGTATGGTGAAACAACTGATAGATTTCAATTTTTTTCTAGTCCGTATTACGAAGGAGATGGATTTGAGATGCAAGCTGTTGAAAAAGAAAAGTGCAGGTATATGTCTTTTTGGTCAAATATAGGAGGAGCTAGCTACTCAGTAGAGATAACAAAATATAAGCAAGTAAAAATAACCTATGAAAATGATGAATTATTTAGACTAAAAGACAAAGAAACTTTGGATATTAAATCTAAGATATTTTAAATAATAAAGGCGGCCTAAAAACCGCCTTATTTTTTATGATTTCTTATGTGCATTTGCAAATTTACGAGCAGCTTCTTCACTACCAAATCCCCAAGCTTTAAGTGCCAACGCTTTACGAGTTGGTTCTCCATTAGGCTTTTTCATAGCACCTAGCATACCACTGAATCTAGCAGCAAAAGATACTCTTCTTGGATTTACACCAGACTTTACTGGAGCTTTTAAATTACCACCAGTTTCTGCATTGTAAGATGCGCGACCTTTTGCGTTTAATCCACCTTTTGGATTTTTACCTTCTTTTTTTTGCCAAGCTCCAGACATAATTATTTTTTTTCTTGTGCTTTAATTTTCTTTTCCTGTTTCAACATTTCGGCAGTTGGTTTCTTCCCACTTCCCTTGTTTGCACGAATATTATCCCACAAACCACGAGGTGAATATGATCCATCTGCTCGTTTCATCATTTGTAATTTATTTTTCATACGCTAATTTACGAATTTATTTCCACAAATTTTCTATTTTCCATTCAATTTGCTCAGAAGCACTTAATCCTAAAGGCATTTTTAAGCCATTTTTAGGCGTTTTTTTGTTTTCAATTGGTATTTCTACCTTTTTAGGTTTATTTGCCAAATTTGAGGCCATTAAATCACTATTAGCTAATATATTTGGGTTTCCTGTAGTATCTATAATCTCAATTAGATTTTTTTCTTTAAAGTACTTAGATTCCCTATTAAAATATACCCTACATTTTTCAGAACAAAACCTTTTTTTAGCAGTTTTGCTTTCCATTTTTTCACCACAATATTCGCAGTTTTCTTTTTTCTTTATCATGTGTTACGATTTGTTACGCTAAGTTACGATTTGTTACGATAACAACCAAATCCCCCCCCCTAAAACAAATCAAAAACAAACAGAAAACAACCCAACCAACCAAGCGCAAAGAAACCAATTGCAAGGCCAACCAACAAGCCCACAAGCCCCGCCAAAACCATACAACACAAGGAAAGCAAAGGAGTTGCAAGGGAAACCAAAAAACAGACCTACCCAGTGCAAGAGGATTGAAGCCCCAAAAAAAACAGCGAGGACTTTTTGCAGCGGGGTACCTTATCTTTATGTTTATGCAGATTGTTTTTAAATTTTTTCCTTATTAGAATGGTGGAAATGGTGAAAATATGGTATATTTGGGTGTAAAAACATAGTTATGTTAAAATCAATGAAAAGACCAGCAAGCGACACTACCGAAAAAAAACCGGTAACTGATACTATTGCTGCTAAATTGGTTAAAAAGGGAGTTGAAACTAGAAAGGGTATGGATTTTACCAAAAGAGATAAAGATATAGCTGAGGTTAATGCTGCATTAGCAGATCCTTTAGCAACTGACCCTGATTTCAAAGGATACCTTTTAAAATTAAAATCATCTCTTATGAGGGAAGGGTACACCGAGCCTGAAATTAAGGCTAGAATAAGCAGAGCTACTACAGAACAATCAGCAAAAGAAAAAGAAAAATTATCAAAACTTGAAGAAGATTTTTTAAAAAAGAAAAACAAATAGTCATGATGCAGGGAAATCAAAATAAATTAGATAAAAACCAAAATGGTAAAATTGACTCTCAGGATTTCAAGATGCTAAGAGGTGAATCTAAAGAAGCAGGAATGGGTGGTAAGCCTAGTTTAAAGGCTAAATTTGAGGCTTCTATGCAAAAGCAATATAAATCTCGTCCAGAGAACAAGGCTCCGGAAAAAGCAGATATGAAAAAGAAATCTTCTAAGTTGTCAATGATGACTAAATTAAAATATTAAACTTGGTTGGTTGGTTGGTTATTACTTTATACCTCCCTTAAAAAAGGAGGTTTTTTTGTCATTACATGATTGTTTCGTATCTTTATCGTAAACTATACGGAAATGAGCAAACTAAGAAAAGAAGTTCAACTTGAACAAGAAATTATTGATAAGCTAACAATTCTAGCCGATAAAAAACAATGGTCATTAAAAAAGATGATGGAAGTTATTTTAATTAAGTCGGTAAAAAATGTTTCACTTGAGGAAAGTAATTCTTAATATAACACCTCAGACTCACGTTAGAGCAACTCAAGGTGATTCAATATTCTTCAGAATACCAAGAGATAAGTTAAGGCCACCCGGACTAAAAAGATTACTTAGACTAGAGAGGTATAACAACTACAAACTAGAGCTTTCGGCTGAAGCAAAAAGAAAATCTTTTGTCATGCCCCCAGTGGGAGCTTCAATAACATTTGTGATTCCCGTTCCTCCTTCTTGGTCAAAGAAAAAAAAGAAATTGTATCATGGCAGATTCCATCAGTCAAAACCCGATATAGATAATTTACAAAAAGCTTTTTTAGATTCTTTGATGATGGAGGATAAACAGATCGCGCATCTAGAAGTTCAAAAAAGATGGGTTGACTTTGAGTTAGGTTGGATTGAAGTTACATTAAAAGAATACGAACATGTCTTAGAATTACCAACTCCCAAAGAATAAGCCTCTCGCCAAAGACTCCGCGTTTGTGAGTATTATATACGCATAAGCTCTTTCTTAAAGAATCAAGC